GTCATAAGGTGAAGTACCTTTGTAACCAACAACGTAGAACTGGTTAGCAGAACCAAGGTTGGCAGAATATGGATCAACATATACTTTGAAACGACCGTTCAATACACCAGCAAATGTGTTACCAGTATCATCAACGTTCAAGTTTGTAGACAATGCAGGAGTGTAATCCAACACACCGGCCATGGCCAATGCGGAGGCTACGTCAGCAGAGCAAACAATGAAGTTACCTTTACCACGACGAGTGTCTTGGCCAATGTGGTTAGCATCGCGTTCGATGTTAAACAATAGACCTTTGAAACGCTCAACAGACCAACGACCGTTAGAGTCAACGTCTAGGTTGAATGTACCGGCTGTTGCTGTAGCAGGCGAACCTGGCTTAGCAACTGTATAGATTGTACGAACAACTTCGCGGTTAATTTCAAACATAATTTCTTGTGAAAGAATGTTAGACAATTCAGATTCAGCATCCAAACCATGAACAGCTTTCAAGTCTTGAGCAAGTTCAAGAGTGTATTCAGCTTTCAATGCGCGAGACTGAGCTGTAACAGTAGTCTTGTCAATTGAGAAACCCATTTGACCGAAGGCGTTAGATGCAGAGTCACCCAAGGCTTCAGCCTGTGCAGTTGTCATACCCTTACCGGTAGTATATGTACCAGTAGGATCTGTACCTGTGTGAGTACCGTTCAATGGGGTACCATCAGCAGCAAGAGCAGATGTGTATGAAGAAGAAGAGAATTGTGTATTCGCTTCGTTAAACAACGCTTCAGTGCCGTTAGCAACAGTACGAGTGTTACCGTATACGGAACGCATAGCGAAGATCAAGCCTGTTGGGCCAGTCATAGGCTGAACGCCGCAGATGTCATAAGCCATCAAGTTAGGCATTGCACGGCGTACAAGACCGATCATGATCGGGTCATACTTAGCAACACCAGTAGTACCATCGCCAATACTGTTAGCAGGAGCTAACTCGTTCAGCATAGTACGCTCTTCTGCAAGAGCCTTTTCTTGGTTCTCTAGAAGAATGGCTGTAACAGTCTTCTTATAATTGTCTTTGATCTCGGGAAGATCGGCGTGCTCAAGAATGGCACTCCACTTCTTTTGGATATTTTCTGATAGGTACATTACCTGTTCTCCTTTAGTTGGGAATTGTTATATATTTATAGTTTAACGAGTCTTGATACTTCTAGATAAGGTATCTACGTATCTTGACATCATGCTATTGGTATCGATGAAGGCAGTAGGATTGGTACCACTTTCTTCAACGAGCATCTTTTCTGGAGATTGCTTAGGTGTCTTAGGGAAATAATTTTCCTTTATAACAGATACTTTCTCGCGATACAGATCCTCAGAATCAAAGTCTACACCTTCAACTAATTTCTTAAGCTTTTCAGCCTCAGTCGCGGCAAGATCTTTAGTTTGCTCGTCAAGGATAGTGGATGCTTTAAGGGCATTCAATTCCTTAGCTAGCTCAATTCTTTGTGTGATGGACTCATCTAGATCGGACTGTAAGCCTTCTGATTTGGCTTGCAATTCATCTAGAACATCATATTTTTCTTCTGGCACTTCGATAAAGTGCTCTTTGAACAATGTCTTCATGCCTTGGATAAAGTCTTCAGCAATCTCAGTTCTCAAGCCGGTCTCTACAGCCAACTTGTTTTCTTCCATGTACTGTTCTACAACATAGTTCAAATAACCATCAACCTTTTCAACGAGAGCTTCTTTAAACTCTACCAATTGTGTGGCTGTTTGCTCTTCTAACTTTGAAGTAACCTTTTCCATCTCGTTGTTAACACGAGCAATAACGGCAGCTTCGAAAATAGAAGTAGCTTTTGTTCTGAATTCTTCGGATAGATCTTCACCAAAGATAGAATCTAGTTGAGATTTAATATCAACTGTTTCTGCATCAGTAATTGTCTCACCTTCTTCTTCTGTCTCTTCCATTGCTTGTGTCTTAACAGACTTAGCATCGCCCTTCATTGCAGGAGGAGTTTCTTTGGAAGCTTTAGCTGCTGCACTGTTTTTTCCAGTAGCATCTAGAACCTCTTCAGAATCAGCCTTCTTAGAAGAGCCTTGCATTGGTTGGGTAGTGTCACCTTGACCTGAACCCTGACCGGCTTTTGAAGTATCTTTTGCTGTGTTAACAGTTGGCTTCCCATCTGCAACTACTGTCTCTGAAGCTTCATTTAATGTTGCTTCAGCCAATTGCTCAGTTCCGTTTGCACGGCTTAGCAATTGCTTAATTTTGTTCTCTACTGACATCCTTGGTCTCCTAAGAGTATGTTTAACGATTATATTTATATAAATTAATTACTTGATAGATCGTAAGAACTGTTCAAATATTTGTAATTTCACTTTATTTAGGTCTGCTTTAGATGCCTTCCTAATGGTATTTTGTGCTTGTTCAATCTGTACTGCTTTCCAAACACCGTTTTCTAGAATCCAATCAGCAGACTCCATGATACCTTGCACGAAGGCATCAGGCGCAGAAGGGTCAGCAACAATATCAACAGTAGCTAAATGAAAGTCATCTTGTACTTCATTTACACCTTCTTTGTTTAACTTAACGGATCCTAAACCTCTAGATGATACGCCCAGACGTACGCCTTCTTCGATAAAGTTTTTAGCAATCTTACCCATTGGAGTATCTAAGATTTTAGCTTTACCGTAAATATCGTTACCTTCAAACTTAAGACCGGTAATCATATGCGATACTTGGTTAAGATTAATAGAAGGGTTAGGTGGATGTCCTAGTTCGCCTAATGAACGCTTTTCATTAATAAGTTCCTGGTATTTTTGAACTTCACGTTCCATAATACCCCTACCATATATACGCCCATTGCGGTTTGGTTTCTCTGCTTGCATGAAGATTCCTTCGATGTAAACAGATTTTGTACCGTCTTCTTTTTTTTCTGTCAGGAATTTTACATCCTGATTCATTTCTGTAATGAGTTTCATTATCGATCCGGTTGTTGAAGGATTTGACGATCAGGGTCATTAAAGCCTGAACCTTTAGAGAACTGTAGTATAACAGTACTGTTACCTGTCCCGGTATGAATTGTAACGTTAGCGTGAGCTTGTTCGTCCAACACCACACCTAAGTCTCTTGAAAGGCTAACTGTTCCTTGACCGGCGCTCATGGTAAACACAACTGTACCGTTTCTTACAATATTAGCAAAGTTAGCTACATCATACACAATATCGGATATAGTCCAGACCAAATTACCTGTAGTGGTCAAGGGAATAGTTTGATCAGCATATTTAATGTCAGTATAGGAAATAGTATTACTTCCAATTCCATCAGAAACTACCTTAGCAGCAGCCTGACGTCTGGTATTTTTAAGAATGTATTTTGAGGTTGCCATATTTTACTCTTCTTTGTTTGATTGCATGTAATCTCTGACAGTACTCATGTAATCAGCACTCAAAGTAATTTTACTCTGTACCCACTCAGCAATGTTGGTATCGTCTTCTAACATGTCATGAACGGTTTGTGCGTTAGCAATAATGGATCTCAATTGAGACTTAGCCATATCACCTTCATAGTCGTATTCTCTAGGATCCTGTTCTTCGGCCACTCTCTTGGCTGTCTTTGTTGCAATAGCCATCTTCATACCCATGGGCATACCTGGCTTATCTTTTTCAATAGCCTTAGCAACCTCTTCCCGCTTCTTTATTTCAGCAGGTGTAAGAGTTTTCTCGTCTAACTTATTCCTCAGATGGAACAGGTTCATTATCTTCTTCCTTAGAGTAAATGGACTGAGCTAGCTCAATTTTTCTTGCATCCAACGCATCAGTTAATTTATTTGAAAGGGCGGATTCAAAACCATCCTTTGCATCTGTATTGTTACCGTCGATGATATCATCAATCATCTTGTTAATAATTTCTGTAGTATCCACAATGTTCTCCTAATGATATATTATTTATCCGCCGGGTGCGGCGTTAGTTTCGCGACTTAAAGCTGCTGCCTGCTCAGAGCCCGGCATACCTGGTTGAATTTCAACCTGATCGTTTTCGTTCTCTTTTTCTATCTGTTTAATTTCATCATCAGACAGTTTAAGAATATTCTTACGAATATAGTTCTTACTGTAGTATATTCCAACATAGGGTGACATCTGATTGAGAACGTCTACGCGATTGCGAAGATTCTCAGCATTCTTCATCTCTTGGTAATACTGATCCTGGGCATACTTATAGTCAATCTTTGACTTAATACCTGACCAGTCTTCAGGAGTAATAATACCCTTTAATACCAATTGCGTCTCTAACAGATCATCAAATAATGCGTTAAATTTTCTACGCAGACGACTGATAAACTTTGCAAACTTAATCTCATCATTAGAGATTTCTGCTTGTCTACCGAAGTTAAATCCAGAATTCTGTTGGAATCTAGACAACGGAATGTTTAACGACTGGTATACTTTGTTCTGGAAGTACTCAATGTCAGCAATTTGACCTAAGTTCTCTCCTCCAGGTAATGTAGTAATCTCTGTTCCTCGACCGCCTTCGCGTCTTGGTAACCAGAAGTCTTCCAACATAGTCATAAACTTACGATCATCTTTGATCTCACCAGTGGTAGAGTCATAGATAATCTTATTACGGTACCGAGCCATAATGTCTTTCATGTACTGCTCGGCTTTCAACTTAGGTAAATTACCTACGTCAATATAAAATATTCGTCTTTCTGGTGCTCTACTCAACCGGTAGATAACCAAAGAGTCAGCCATCATCTTTAACTGATTGGTTGGCTTAATAGCTTTATTTAAATAACCTAATACAACGTTTCTATCCAGGTCTAAAAGACCGGAAGGAACAAATGTAATTGTATCTGTTGCAATCTTAATACCGTTATTGTTATTAGGATTAGTTCCTGCGGTATAGTTTAAGCCTTTTTCATTATAGATGAAAAACTCATCTATCGACTTAATAACCTCTACACCAGAAGGTAATCTATCCTTTTTAACCTCTCGTACTTTTCTAATCTTACGAGGATCAACATATCTTAATTCTTGTATACCTTGCTTGGGTTGAGCAGGGTTAATAACCTTTTGATAGTACAAACGACCGTCAATATACCAGCGTCTGAAGATGTCGTGCGCCTTGTCTTTAAAATCTAACAAGGTAATAACTTCGTCAAATTCATCACGAATTTTTTTCTTTATACTATCAGAAAGCTCCAACTTCTCTAAATCAAGAGTGACTGGATCTTCACTGTCCACAGCAGCAATTCCTTCTGTGACGATTTCTTCAATAGCATTATCCACATCTGGATAGGTAGAGATGTCTCTATATCGAGAAATCAACTCACTCTCCGAGCGAGCTGAAGCATCTATGTCAACGTACGTGCCGAAATACCCCCCGGCCGAGACCGTGGAGGTACCATCTTCAGAAACCGGAGTTATAAAAGATTGACTCTTTAACTCCGATTGCTTATCTTCACGACCAATTGTAAAACCAAATAGTGAAAGCGCCATTATATATTTTTCAAAAATTAACGATTAAAAATACCACCAACATTAATAATACTGCCTAACGGGTTGTTAGAAGTAGTAAAGTGCTGGTATTGGAATGTTACGGTAAATGTAGAGATCTGGTCGTTAGCACCGAAATCTAAAGCTACTGGTGATAGATCAACAGGGAAAGCATTAGCTATGTTATATTGCTTTAATGCGTTGCCATTTCTATCCAATTGAAACACTTGCATGTCGCGTTGGTATTCAGCGGGCTGAAGTCTACCAAATTTAGCAACATAGTCCTCCATACCATTCATCCACTGTTCCATGGCTGTACGAATTGACATTTCAGCGTCATTCAATACAGTAATGGTCCAGGGTGCGTAAATACGATCGCCAACGAATTTTACTTCACGACCGCGGTATTGTACAATGGCGGGGTTAACTGTTTGACCAGGTAACTCGGCTACGGATACTAAGAACGGGGCTCTTGCTACAGCCAGTGATTGTCCGGCTACATATGTCGGAAACGACAATTGTACCATAAACTGGTTGGGACGAGCTCCACCGTTGGTTAGTGATGATTTAAAACGTTCTACGTTAAATGTTGACATTTATTCTCTCCTTTATTAAGCGCCGACTTCTTCGAAAGAAATTCCGGAGCGAGTTGCAATAAAGTTGAGCTGTATGAAGTTAATCGCACGAGCTGGCTTGATAAAGATATCTGCAACAAAATTGTTGGTATCTATAACTTGGGCTGTGTTATTT